TTCAACACTACTTCTTTCAAACTTAATAACTTCCAATCCAGAGTTTTGAATGTAAAGTTTTGGATAGTTCATTCGGTAAAAATATTCCTCTCTATCGACTCCGGGACGACCTTTTTCAGATGAAGAAATCTGCTCACCCGCAATATATTTCATCCACACTTCAAAAAATTTAATTGGAAGATAAGTAGTTGCATCAACATAAAAACTCAAATCAATTCTATCATCATACAATCTCCTATAGGCGTGTCTATGAGTGGATCCGTGATAATCCCCAGAAATATCGTGTGTTGCAAGTGATGAACCAGGGAGTATTGCATCAGAACAAAGAAGTTCTAATTTATCTCTATCAAAATTAACTCCATTTTGAGTCAAATACTCATTCGTTAAACCAGGAGGCTTTGCTATGGATACAACGAAATGAGATGTTGTTGCGGGATGCAATAACTTATCTTTTATTTCGCTTAAAGATCTAGACCTAGGTGTACCCATTGATAAATACTTTTTGACCTTATATATTATGTATGATGGCAGAAAGTATTAAGAGTAAGTATAAACCGTCATACCCCCAGAAATACAAAGGAGATCCCAATAATATTATTTGCCGTAGTAGTTGGGAAAGAAAGTTTTGTCATTGGTGCGATCTAAACGAAAGTATTTTGGAATGGGGTAGTGAAGAATTTTATATTCCGTACATCTCACCTGTTGATAAAAGAATTCATAGGTACTATCCAGACTTTATTATAAAAGTTAAGGAAAGTACTGGTCAAATTAAAACCTATGTGATTGAAGTTAAACCTAAAAAACAAACAAGACCACCCACTAAAAAATCAAGAGTAACAAAATCTTATATTCATGAATGTGTTACTTATGAAGTCAATCAAGCAAAATGGAAAGCGGCAAAAGAGTTTTGTGCGGATAGACTAATAGAATTTAAAATTATCACAGAAGAGGAATTAGGTATCAAGTAATGGCAGAAGGTTTTGGAAAATACTCTAAAATTCCACCAAGAATGAGAGAACTTAAAAAAAGAATTGATGAAACTGGAACAAGTGATCCAGAAGACTTGATGCTTATAATTCTTGATGTTTTAAAGGAAGAAGTATTATATCCAGAACCAGGAAAATTTTATACTTTTATCTACACACCAAAAACACCAGACATTGAATATGACCAACATCCACTTATTGCTTGCACTTCTCTTGAAAGATGGGGATTCAAAGCAATAAATTTTCACTGGAGAGAAGGTAGACAATACACATGGGAAGAAGTTGCAGGAAAACTTCATGTAGTAAAATATGATGAGTTAGATGAAATGCTTTCTATACCATATGGAAAATTCCGTCTAAATAAATAAAAAACGCTGTATCTAATGGCGACAACAACTAGTGGAATATCTCCCGTAGGAAGTAATAATTATCAAACATCAGTAACTAAAAACGCTGATGGATCTTTGTCTTCTACTACATACAGAGTTGATGCTAAAGGAGGAAATCCAGTAGAAGTATATAAAGTTGAAGGAGCAACAGCAACATCACCAGGAACTCGTACACCTGGTGCAGGTGCAACTGCCACTGAAAAAGCAGCATTTGAAAATCCAAATTCTCCTGAAAGAAAAGCATTCACACAACAAGTCAATGATGCAAGAGTAAAGAGTGAGTTAGGCATAACAACAGATCAAGACAATAAAGCACTTGCTAATGCAAGTGGATCTTCTGCAGCATCAAATAGTGGAAAAGATCCAAATACAACTGGTACAGATCCACAAGATGGGTCCACTCTTTCAAAAGAGCGGGCAGCAGCATTAGGAGAAGAAAATAAGTATAAAGAAGGAACAAGATTGAAATATAGTGAAACAATGGTTTATCCATTAGATCTGAAATTAGAAACTCAAGATGTAATAAAATTTTCAATTTTAAAATACTCACCATCACTTGCAAAAGAAAATCAATCGCAAGGTAGTGGAGGACAATTTGGAAGTACAAAAAGTAGGGTCGTAACTTTAAAGGATGGAAATCCTATAATAAAAGGTTCCGAAAGAATTGGAATGATTACTTTACCAATTCCAGCAGGAATTAGTGATGGAAATACAGTTGGATGGCAAAATGAACAATTAAATCAATTACAACAATCAGCTGCTAATCTTGCAAGAGGATATTTGGGTGAAGGTCTTGAAGGAGGAGCTTCAGCAATAAAAAATGAAACTGAGAAAGTTGCATCTGGTGCTGAATCTGGAGACTTACAATCTGCTATTACAACACTGTTTATTACTAACGCAGTACAAGGAAATATTCAAGGAAGAACTTTTGGATCCGCATTTAATAACAATTTAGAACTTCTTTTTTCTGGACCAGGATTAAGATCTTTTGGATTTACTTTTATGTTTTATCCAAGAAGTGAAGCAGAAGCAAAAGTAGTAAAACAAATAATCCGTGCTTTCAAACAAGCAATGTCAGTGAAAAGAAGCGCAACATCTTTGCTATTAAAAGCACCACACACCTTTGCAATTCAATACATGACGGCAGGAGGTGTAGCACATCCTTACTTAAATAGATTTAAAGAATGTGCTTTAACTTCATGTAGTGTTGATTACACACCAGATGGAACATATATGACTTATGGTGGGAAAGAAAAATCTATGACATCATATAGATTAACACTTCAATTCCAAGAACTTGAACCTCTATTTGATGATGAATATGGTCTCACAGACGACAACATAGGATTCTAAAATGCCAAGTTACTTCCGCTATCTTCCAGAATTTGAATATGTTAGCAGACTTCCAGATGCTAAGATATCAGATTTCATTAAAGTAAAAAATCTTTTCAAAAGAGGAAAGATAAGAGAAGATATTTTTCAAAATCTTTCTTTCTTTGAAAGATATAAAATTATAGGTAATGACAGACCAGATAATGTTGCTTATGAAGTCTACAATGATGCATCATTAGATTGGGTAATTTTATTATGTAACAACATTGTTAATATCCAAACAGAATGGCCAATGGAACAAAATAATTTTGATTCCTACTTATTAAGTAAATATAGTGACTATGATACTCTGTATAATGGAGTACATCATTACGAAACAATAGAAGTTAGAAATAGTCAAAACACTCTTATTCTTCCAGCAGGACTACAAGTTCCTCCCGATCATTCTATCTCATACTATGATTATCTGTTAGATATTCAAATAGACCGTATAGATGTTACAGTTCCAATTACAAATTATGAATATGAGGAAAAAATAGAAAATAATAAAAGAAATATTTTCATACTTAAAAAGCAGTACCTTGGAATCATTCTAAATGATATGAGTGAAATCATGATATACAAAGAAGGATCCAGTCAATTTAAGACTGGATCCCTTAAGACTGCTGATAATATCAGACTCTATGAATGATCATTCTTCAGCAAGACGCTGGAAATAAGAAAGAGCATCATCTTCGTCATCATCATGAGATGATGTATTTACAACAGGAAGTTCTGGTTCAGAACGGCGGGAAGTAAAGTCAGGAGTATAAGAACCACGATCATTATCTTCATCTTCAACCTCTTCATCAAGACGAGGGCGAGGAGTAGTCTTTTGTCCAAAAACATACTTCAGACGCTTCTCAAGATCTTCATAAGACTTGAATTGATCAGGAGCAGTCACAGCAGTCAAAGAATATTGATTCTTCCAAACTGCTTCCAGAGCATCGTCATCATCCAGAAGAGGAGATACGCGGTCAAACTCTGATTTATCATAATTCCAATAACCATCCTTCTTCACCAACTTCAGTTTAAAGTTAGCACCTTGCCAAAAATCAAAGGGGTTGATGGGAGTTTCATCCTCAAACTCAGGTTGCATTGCTTCCATAATCTTGTCAAAGATTTTCTTACCATACTTGAATAGGAAGACTTTACCTTCATTTTGAGGATTGGCAGGATCCTTCACCACATAAATGTTGCTGTAGTAAGACAGTTTACGCTTTTGCTTACGAACAGTTTCTTTATCTTTATCACTACCACTATTCCAAAGTTCACGGTTATGTTCGGACACTGGATCTTTCTGACCAAGAGTAGTCAGAGAGTTTTCAATATACCAACCACCAGGACCTTGGAAAGCATGACTGTAAAGTTTTGCCCAAGGAAGTTCTTCACCTTCAGGGGCAGGAAGGAAACGGATAACTGCAAAACCGTTTCCAGTTTTGTCCATTTCTGGTTTCCACAGACGCTCATCTGCGCCATTGGAAGTTGTACTCATCTTCTCTACTTCTTTGACCAGTTTCTGCGTGAGAGAACCAAGAGAAGATTGTTTTTTAAGATCGGCAAAAGACATTAGATTACCTCGGATGTGTACGGATTTGGCTTTTGTGTACTTTGTTATTCTACAGGTCTCAATCCATTTTGTCAATCTGCTTCTTCATGACATCAAGCATTTTTGACATATTATTAAAAATGATATTCATGTCTACATTTGGAGGTAGACCCATTATTGATGCAGATTGAGCAATACGTTCTTTCATTTCAACTGCTTCAGGATCATCTGACAAACTCAAACGTGTATAGAGAACCTTTTGTTTATCAAGAAGTTTCTCTAAAATTTCAACATGTTCTATTTTTTCTTCTTTTGTCATTGTAGCAAACTTAAAGACATTTTTGTAAATGTCTTCTTGTAACTCACTAATTTCAGCCATCTCGGCACGGACAACTTCAGATTTGAAGAAACTCATGAATCTCCTAAAACAATTTGCTTTAAAATATCTTTATAACGCTGTACATCAATATTTAGGAATGGGCTGTATTTTTTTATTTTCATACTTACGGTTTCCCACACTGGATCATCAAAGTTTTTATTAAAGTCATTCACATATCCAAGAATTTTATCAAGGATTACCATAGTTTCTATAGAAACTTCCCCACTCAAATATTTTTTAAGAATAATTGGATGTCCCTTACTGGTTTGAAATACTAAGTCAATATTCTTATTTGGAATCGTAGATTCTACTTCTTCTTTAAACACATATGAAAGAGACTGTGTTCTTTTTTTCCAAGAAGTATAACGGTCATCACCCTCTTTTATCATTTCACCAATCCAAAGTTTACTTGGATCAGTACATGCAATAAAATTTGATACAAAAAATTCTTCTACTTCTTTATCTGTTTTCTGACGAGCAACTTTCTCAAACCAAAAACGATCTTTACGTTTGTAAAATGATTGAACAGTTGCGCGACTTTTACCACAATACTTGTGGTAATCATAACTGTCTTTTGTAAAGTGATTTTTCAAAGACAGATAACAACGATAGGCATCGAACGGCATCATTCAAAAAAATAATAAATGAATCAGAAAACTAATTTTGCTCTGGATGTCTTTTTGAGAAAATTAAGTTCCATTGCCTCATACTTAATTTTCTCCTTTAATGGTTTTGAGATAAGTTTCGGAACAGACTCAACATCAATATTATTCTGTTCGCAGAAATAAACAATCGCATCAATATAATTCATATCAACGTTAGTCTGAACCAACTTCTCAATTTCTTGAGCAAATCTTGATGGGCAAAAGAATTTACTTTCTAGAACTTTTTCTAATTCATTCTCCATCTGACCTAGTATTGTGATGTACAAATTCTTTAATATAACGAACTAATAGTTTAATATAGTCCCCTTTGTTTCTTTTGTCAAATACTTTGACTTCTCCGCCAGGAGTTACCATTAATGTAATGAGTTTTTTAACAACCTTTCCTGTCAGTTCGTAATATGCTGCAGCGTAGAATGTTTCTTGAACGAAGTAATTTTCAATCCATTCTTCTGGTTTAATCTTATCTGAAGTTTTAAAGTCAATAACTGCAAGTTCTCCATCATATTCAGCAATACAATCAACTCTCCCCGCAAGACCCAAGTATTCTGAGTATAGAGTTCTTTCGATTGCGTGAATATTATTTATCTTATCAAGTTCTGCCTTTGCATGATAAAACATAAACTTTGTCAGGGGTTGGTAATCATCCCAGTTTAGTTCCTTGTTTTCCAGATAGTCTTGACAGACTTGGTGAAAATCAGTTCCCCTTGCAGTTGCTCTTTTCGTAATACGGTTTGCTTCTTCAAGACCAACACGCTCACGCCATTTCACAAAGATCTGGCGATTGTAGAATGAAGTGACTGAAGTAATAGAAGGCACCCACTGACCATCAGGGAGATGGTACAAACGGATGCCATTCTGTTCTTTCTTTTCTAATTCAAGATCACCTAAAAAATTACAATGATTAAAACTCATACACCAATTTCCATTTTCGCAAGAATATATTCTTTCACTAATCCAGAGCGAACAATGTCTTCAACTCCAAATTCAATAATATCAATTGAGGGCATAATACGAAGAACTTTCATGAAGTCGATGATTCCATTCTTTTCATTCGTCTTAATAAGATCAGATTGAGTGGCATCACCACAGAACATAATCTTACTATTTTCACCAACACGAGTAATTATACTATCAAGTTCATGATAGTTCAAGTTTTGGAATTCATCTACAATGATAATTGCATTATCCAAAGTAGTTCCGCGAATAAAAGAAGTACTCCAAAAACTAATAGTTCCTTGAGTTTTGAGGTTTCCATAGAGCATTTCAAAGTCTGCTTCGGTTGGCATCTCAAACATATACTTTACCATATTCTTGTATGGAATTTGGTAAAGTGAAGACTTATCCTCATGATCACCAGGAAGAAATCCAATTTCACGAGTGGCAACAAGAGACCTAACAATATAGATCTTTTCATAAGGATTTCTTTCATCTAGCACATCTCTAAGAGCATTGTAGAGTGTAATAAATGTTTTTCCTGTTCCAGCACAACCATATGCAACAATGTTTTGATCGTTCTTATAACAACGGAAAAGTTCTTTCTGATTTTCTGTCAAAGGATCGATTGTCCTCATTAAATCAGAATTGATAGGCTTTTTTCTTTTCATCTGTTTGTTGCTCATTCCAAACGGTACGGGTGATTTTGGAGCGTTTCTTTTTGCTGGCATGTTATAAACTCAGATTGATTTTACTTTAGATCCTGGAACTTTTGATGCTTTGTGAAGAACATCATTCCATCCTGGATGAGACTTCTTAAGTCTGTCATAGACTTCCCCGACCTCTCCTGCTGATGGACAAGTTGAAGGATCTGACCAATCTCTGTCCCAATCAGGATTATCTTTCTTCCATTGATCCCAATCGTGAACACTCATTGTAACTTCTTTTTGTTCACCAGTTTGTTTATTAACTACAGGATAAGTTGCCAAATTTTCTCCTCCATTTTATATGAGAATATTTATTCAATAGTGATTGAAGGTGCATCTACACAATCAGTACATCCATCACGCTTCCATCCAAGTGCTTCAGATACTGCAGGGAACTGACAGGTAAAGATGCAACGGATAAGTTCTGCAATCTCCATATGTTCTTTCTGAGTACCGTGAGCAGAACGCAAATCAATATAATGTATCCATGACCTTACAGAACCAGTCATATAGAGTCTTGTGGGCGTTGCTAGCGGCAGTACAAACCTTGCACACTCCTTTGCCACTCCCTTCTCTAGAAGGCGGTTGTAGAGGCGTAGAGACTGCTCAAAATGAACTCTAATGTCCTCACACAAAGTGAGTTTAAGATAGTCAGGAATATCATCAATACTGTTTTGACGATTCTTGTTATCCTGACGACGTAGTTCAGGAAGAGGAATAGTATTACTAAGAAGATTAGTATCAGCATATCGTTGTGAAAATTCTTGATATGTGAATGAACGATGTCGAAGGATTTGAGCCGCAATACCACGAGTAGTATTAATTTCTACTGTCATGGTTGCTTGCTCAAAAATGCTCCAATGTTGATGCTGAATACAATACTTAAGTAGACCAGAAAACTTATCATTTTCTTGATTTGCTGGATTACTTACACGGGCACAGTATGCCATATGTTTTTCTGCATCAGGAGTAACACTAATTAGTTTTACTTCTGGTTTCATGAATTCAAATTCAGTCTGGATATCCATCATCGTCATAAAATACTTCGTCGTAATCTTCAATAAAGGGTGCAATTTGTTCGTATTGTGGTTCTTGTTTATAAGAATCCACATCAGAATAAATCTCTGACTTTAAACATTCTACCAGAGATTCAAGGTTTCTTACAATAATCTTAAGCTTTTCTCTATCCATTTTTATCAACCCTGACAAAGGTAATTATACACAAAAAAAAGAGGGGAGTCAAGTCCCCTCTCTATCATTTTGCTGCTACCAGAGTAGCAAGAGATGCTTTTTGACGCCTCTCTTCTTTTTGTTTTTGTTCTTTAATCAATTGAAGGAAGTTGAGTTTTTTCATCACTTATGACCCTCCTTTACAAACTTAACACCACGATAGGTTTCGTTGTATTGTTGGGGTTGTTGCATCATTTGTTGTTGATACTCAAGACGCTTTTGAGTATCATATTCAACACCACGATAAACTACTTTAGACATTAGGGTTCTCCTTAGTTTTTTAGGTTAAAGAGCGTTCCTTCAGTCGGCGTTTGCGTTCGCTATTTGCAAATAGCGAATGAACGATCCGTTCCGCGTCGGCTTACTTCCGTCCCAAAGGGATGAACGTAAGGTCATTATAGACCCATGACTATAGTTATGCAAGTAAATTTGTAACTTGCGATACAGTTTAATCTCTTTGGCGCCAATCCTCAGGTTTATCCTCAGTGAAAAAATCAACTATGTCATCTACACTATCAAATCTTCTTTTACCAAATCTCTCATTTCCCAACCCACCAATATCTAATT